GGCGAGGACATGAAAGGTAAGTTTGGTCGTATCTTAGGTGACTTCGAAGTCTACTATGCTGCCGAAGACCGATACTGCCTAGCCGGTGAGGTTCTAATCAAAGAAGGACATGCTGTACTGTACGAAGGACAATCGAAAGATGATGTACAGGGACAACACATGGTCAACCGCCAACGACTTATTGCCGAAGGTGTAGTATCCGTCTGATTTCTCTCTACGTGCGTATAGGGTTTTTGAACGATTATTTAAATAATTACTAGGTAAAAGTGCTTGACAAGATACTCCTTTTATAATATAATGATGGTATTATTTGAGGAGTATCTATGAGTTCGTTTTACACATACGCTAAACATTACGGCAATTCAATGCTATTCAGAGGCATTGAGAACGGCAAACGAGTCACAAGACAAAGGCCATATCAGCCGACTTTGTTTGTACGGTCCGATAAGCCTACCCATTACAAATCAATGTACGGAGAACAAGTTTCTCCTATCAAAGTCGATTCTAACAAAGAAGCCGCAGAGTTTGTAGACACTTATAAAGATGTGTCTAACTTTCCTATCTATGGTCAAACAAACTGGAATTATCAATTCTTGACCGAAAATTATCCTGACGACATCGAATGGGATATCAGTCAGATAAAAATACTTTCTATAGATATCGAGACTACTGTAGAACACGGATTCCCAGATGTGTTCAATCCTCTAGAAAAAGTCCTTCTCATCACAGTACAAGACAACACGACTAAAAAGATTACTACATTCGGTACAGGTCCTTTTACACAGACAAAGGAAACTGAAATGTATGATGTTGACTACAAACAGTGCCGGGACGAACATCAACTATTGACAATGTTTTTAGATTGGTGGACTGTAAACACTCCTGATGTTCTTACGGGTTGGAACACAGACTTCTTCGATGTTCCTTATCTAATTACACGAAGTGAAAGAGTACTAGGAGATGAATACAGAAAGACATTCAGTCCTTTCCGTCTAGTCAATAAGAAAATAAAGAACATCATGGGTCGAGATCAAATGACTTTTGAGATTCAAGGTGTAGCACAACTAGATTACTTGGCACTTTACAAGAAGTTTACTTATGTTACTCGTCCTTCGTACAAACTAGACAATATCGCAGAGACAGAACTAGGCAAGAAAAAACTCGAAAGTGGATATGATACTTTCCGTGAGTTTTACGAAAAGGATTGGAATCGATTCGTAGAATACAACATTATCGATACTGCTCTTGTTGACGAACTCGAAGACAAGATGAAGTTGATTGAACTTATCCTCACAATGGCATACGATGCTAAGTGTAACTTTCAAGATGTGTTCTCGCCTGTAAGATTGTGGGACTGTTTGTTGTACAATCATCTATGGAAACAGGATGTTATTATACCTCAGTCAGAGGACAAGCAAGGAAGAAGTATCGTAGGTGCTTATGTTCAAGAGGTTGAGCCAGGAGAATATGAGTGGGTCGCTTCATTCGATGCTACTTCACTGTATCCCTCAATCATTATGCAATATAACATGTCGCCTGAGACACTTGTTCCTGGGTCGATGCAAGATGTGACAGTAGACGGACTGTTAGAGAAAAAGTATGACTTGTCTTCGATCAAGGAGAAAGGCTATTGCATGACGGCAAACGGTCAATGTTTCACGACACACAAACAAGGATACATGCCCGAGATTGTACAAAAGTTTTTCGATGACCGTCAAAGATACAAGAAACTCATGCTCAAGGCAAAGCAAGATTTGATCGATACTGGAGATGAGAAATACAAAAACGAGATTGCGAAGTATAACAACTTTCAGATGGCGAGAAAGATTCAACTCAACTCTCTTTATGGTGCGATGGCTAATCAGTATTTCAGGTTCTATGATGATAGGATCGCAGAAGGTATTACAATGTCTGGTCAACATATCATTCGTCAAACTGCTGCGGGTCTAGACAAGTTCCTGAATAAAGTCTGTGGCACTGAAGATGAAATGTACAGTTTCTATTCTGACACAGACTCTTGTTACATTACGTTAAAAGGTCTCGTTGATAAGTATTACTCTAATATGGATAAAGATAAACTTATCGATATCCTCGACAAGATAGGTGACGAGCAAATTGAGCCTTGTATCGCAAAGTCAATGGACGAATTAGCAGAGTACACGAATGCTTTTGCGAAGAAACTTGTGTTCAAGCGAGAGGCAATCGCAGACCGAGCCATATGGATTGCGAAGAAAAGATACGCAATGAACGTATACGACAACGAAGGAGTTAGGTATCAAACTCCAGACTTAAAGGTAATGGGTCTTGAGATTGTTCGCTCATCTACTCCTGCTTGTGTTCAAGATAGTTTGAAAGAGGCAGTTCGTTTGTGTTTGACAAGTGATGAGGCAACGCTACAACAATACATCAAGAAAACTAGGAACGAGTTTGTCACTCTTGATGCTGAAGAGATTGCGTTTCCTCGAGGATGTAATAACTTACAAAAATACAAAAAGTTAGATACTATATACGATAAAGGAACTCCGATGCATGTCAGAGGTAGTTTACTTTACAACTTTTATCTAAAGAAACACAAACTAGATCAGAAATACGAAATGATACAAGAAGGAGATAAAATCAAGTTCTTGTATCTGAAAGAACCTAACACTCTAAAAGAAAATTGTATTTCGTTCAACACAAAGATACCTACAGAGTTTAATATACATAGGTATGTCGATTACGATCTCATGTTTCAAAAAGCATTTCTAGATCCTATGAACACTATTGTTCAGGCATTGGGATGGGAAACTGAGAAACAAAATACACTTGAGGACTTGTTTTCATGAACGTAGCAATTATTGGTTATGGCTTTGTTGGTAAAGCTACAGAATATCTCTTAAAAAAGACAAATTGTAATATACAGCTTCACGATCCATCAAAATATTTGTTATGTGATTTTGAAACAGTAGAGTATGCGTTTGTCTGTGTTCCTACTCCTAGTACAGGAAATGAACTAGATATTAGCATACTACAATCAGTTTACGAACAGTATAAGGACGTATGCCAGCTAGTTATTCGTAGTACTATCGGACCTGAGCAAGTAGAACTGTTTCCTCAAGCATACATTATGCCAGAGTTTCTAAGAGAAAGATGCTGGAAAGTTGACGTTGACGACCCTCTGTTGCCTTTGATTATCGGCATGGAAGAAACGGACGATGAACTAGTAGAACTGTTTGAGAATGTAAACAAGCCTGTGAATACTTGTCAGCCAAAAGAAGCAAGCATGTTTAAACTGATGCGAAACGCAGCACTGGCAATGCGAGTGGCAGTCGCTAACGAATTCTATGAAATATGTCAGAGAGAAAACGTAGATTATTCCTTTGTATCTAATCTTCTATCACAAGATTCCTGGACAGGAGGTACTCATTGGGACGTTCCTGGTCCAGACGGAAAATTAGGTTTCGGTGGTAGTTGTTTTCCTAAAGACTTGACACACATGAGAACTTTGTGTTATAATGATTTAAATATTTTTGACACAGCTTTAAAAATTAATGATGAACGGAGAAAGTAAATGAGCTTAATGGAAAGATTGAAAAAGAATAGCACGATTAAAGATACAGCTATTCTAACCGAATCAAAATTCTTCACTACAAAAGATTTAATTCAAACATCAGTGCCTGCCTTGAATGTAGCACTCAGTGGTCGCCTAGACGGTGGTCTTACTCCTGGACTTACAGTGTTCGCAGGTCCTTCGAAGCACTTCAAGACAGCGTTCTCTCTTTTACTTGCGAAGTCTTATCTGGACAAGTATGATGATGCGGTTGTTTTGTTCTACGATTCAGAGTTTGGTACTCCTCAGGCATACTTCGACACTTTCAACATCGATACTAGCCGAGTTGTTCACACTCCTATCACAGACATTGAGCAGTTGAAGCACGATGTAATGTCTCAGATGAATGGCATTGAACGTGGCGATCATGTGATTGTGATTGTAGATTCTGTAGGTAACTTGGCATCGAAGAAAGAAGTTGAAGACGCACTTGACGGCAAGTCAGTAGCAGACATGACACGAGCAAAGCAAATGAAGTCACTGTTCCGAATGGTTACTCCTCATTTGACAATCAAAGACATTCCTATGGTAGTTGTGAATCACACTTATCAAACTATGGAAATGTTCAGTAAGGCAGTCGTATCAGGCGGTACAGGCATCTACTACTCAGCAGATAACATCTACATCATCGGCCGTCAGCAAGAAAAGACTGGTCAAGACTTGACAGGCTATAACTTCATTATCAATGTCGAGAAGTCTCGTTTCGTTCGTGAGAAGTCTAAGATTCCTGTTGAAGTATCATTCGAAGGTGGTATCAGCAAGTGGTCAGGACTTCTTGACATGGCAATGGAATCAGGTCATGTTATCAAGCCAAGTAACGGTTGGTATCAGCGAGTTGATATGTCTACTGGCGAAGCAGTAGAACTTAAAGCACGAAAGACTGATACATACAAGAAAGATTTCTGGTTGCCTATTCTGTCAGATCAAACATTCATTGACTGGATTTCAAAGCGATATACAATCTCAAGTTCAGATGGTATCATGAAAGAAGAAATTACAGAGGAAGATATTGCAGATGTTTACGAAGCGATTGAAGACTAAAGGCGTATGTGATCGTTGCCAGATAACGATCCATGAAAACGATGCAGCAGTGTGCTTTCACACAGATACGGAAGAATTGTATCTGTGTGAAACATGTGTAGAAATAATCCGTGAAGAATTTATTAAGGAAGACCTTTGCAACAATCAATAGAACAAATTATTTTATCTAATCTTTGTTACAATGAAGAGTATTTGAGGAAAGTTATTCCTTTTCTCAAGCCTGAGTATTTTTCTAGAAATGAGGACAGAATAGTCTTCAACAAGATAGCAACACACACTGAAACTTATAACGCTGCGCCTTCGAAGCAAGCCCTTATGATTGCGGTGACAGACGATAAAGCTGTTACTGAAAACGAATTCAGTGAAATACAGGCTATCGTTGAAACGCTAGACACAGAAGATGCAGACAGCCAATGGCTTTTGGACGAGACTGAAAAGTTTTGTAAAGACAAAGCACTGTACAATGCCGTGATGGAAAGCATTAGTATTCTCGATGGCAGAAACAAGACTCTCAGTAAAGATGCTATGCCTAGTATTCTATCAGAATCATTAAGTGTAGGCTTTGATAACAATGTAGGTCATGACTACATCGAAAATGCTGATGAGAGATTTGATTTCTATCATCGACTAGAAGAGAAACTGCCTTTTGATCTTGAAATGTTCAACAAGATTACAAACGGTGGTTTGTCAAATAAGACACTCAATGTAGCACTCGCAGGTACTGGTGTTGGTAAATCGTTGTTCATGTGTCACATGGCAGCAGCGAATATCGCAGCAGGTAAGAATGCGTTATATATAACATTAGAGATGTCTGAAGAACGAATTGCAGAAAGAATCGATGCGAATCTGATGAACTTGCCTATTGGTCAGTTGAAAGATTTATCTAAAAGTATGTTTGATGATAGGATTAGTAAACTAAATGAAAAAATTCAAGGTAGGCTCATTGTTAAAGAGTATCCGACAGCATCGGCTCACGCAGGCCATTTTAAGTCCCTTCTC